CCGTGGCTCATTGACTGTGGGTGCCCAAGTAATACAGGTATTTCCCCTCGGTTCCACGCATTCACAATTTCTTGGCTGCGCTTAGCCGTTACGCCACCACCAATATGGGGGGTATCTTTACCCAACGCTTTCTTTAGCCGCACAAGGTCATGGTCAAAGTCATACGCGACGAGTGTTGGCTGTCCCTCCAGCTCCTCAATAAGGTCAACGACCGCCTCTATTTTGGCAGCATGTATGTCCTCAGCTTCATGTAGTCGAGCATTGGTGTATAGCCCGCCATTGGCAATCTGGCGACAGAACATACTGGCAACTGCTGCGTTGGCTGCTGTGATCTTTCCAGCGTCTAGCTCTACCTTAAGCTTGCGCTCCATCTCAATGTACTTGAGCATTGCAGGCGGTGGCAGCTCGACTAAAATTGTCGTCTCAACTAGTGGCGGCAGCTCAAGATAGTCCTCAGCGGCAAGACGCATCACGCGTGGGGCAAGCTTGTCGTGTATCAGTTTGTCGGCCCCTGGCTTGAGTCGCCACTCAAACCCGCCAAAGCCTGTCTGGGTGAAGTACTCATTGCGAAACTTAGTGATGTACGGACCGAACGTTGCGCCTTGGTCCATACAGTATATCTGCCCAAAGAGATCAAGCAGGCTGTTTGAGGCAGGGGAGCCCGTCAAGATATACCGGCGCCTGAACTTGTCAAGCATGCCTTTTAGGGTCTTAAACCGTTGTGTGTTGCAGTGCTTAAGCTTGGACGACTCGTCAATGACAAGCATCTCGGGCATTGCCGCGCGCTTACCGGCCAGCCATCGCAGCCCCTCGTAGTTCATTACTAACACGTCAAGGGACTTATCAGCCAGCACGGCGTCTTTGTTTGGGCCATGCAATATGCCAACCTTCAAATGGGCGAACTCGTCCCACTTCTGTATTTCCGCGGGCCATACGCTATAGCAGACCCTTAAAGGAGCCAGTATTAGCATTTGATGTATCAGCTTTTTGCGCCTGAGAATTTCAAACGTCGCCAGTATAACCGATGTCTTGCCCATTCCTGGGTCCAGGCATAACCCCGCACAAGCCCGCTCAAGGCTGAACTGTATTGCCCGTGTTTGGTACTCGTGCGGGGCGAACTTCATAGCAAGCCCATTTGCCGGTCGTTGCGGTCTGCGTGTCTTTCAATGGCGGCCGTAACAATCTCAACAATATTGAGCAGGTCAAGAAGGGGTACCTCTCCCTTTGATCGCTTGAGTACTTTCTCAATTGCACGTCGCGCTGACGCATGCTCGGTTAGATTGATGTCAGCATTCAGTATTGCAGCTTCGATAGTCATATCACAATTCCCTCTATGATTGAAATAGCTTCCATTGCGTCAAAACAAACAAAGACATAGGCGTTGTGACGCATCAACTCCTGTCCACACTCCTTCTGGTTCTCAGACAACACGCCGCCTGCTCGCTTGAGCTCTATCCAAACAGGTAGCCCATCAAGACGAATAACAAGCCGATCAGGATACCCACGGCGCCCAATAACATTCTGCTTAAGGCAGAGCCAGTCTCGCTTTTTGCACTCACGGACGAACTTTGCCTCGATTGTCTTTTCTAGTATTGGCATGGTCCGTTATTCTCCTTGCGAAAATGACACCAGCGGCAGTATTGATTTGCCCGTGGGCTCCAAAGCGTATCGATGAACATCTTATTGGAGCGTTGTAGCCATTTCTTTTTTAAGTCGTTGACATCAGTATGCGAATATGCACCGTGAGACGTCCCGATAATCTCCCCACTATCAAGGAACCACAGCTCAGCGGAAATCTCTTTAGCGTCAGGGTACATAATCAGCGCAGCAAGGGCATAAAGCTCAAGCTGGTCTTCATACCCGCCTCTATTTTTGCCAGTTTTGAAGTCGATGATCTGCACTTTGCCGTCTTTTTCCAGCAACGCATCGATCTTTATCCGCAGCCACGCGTTGTCGTCAAACCAACCAGTTGGTCCCCAGTCTGCTGTAAAGGTGATCTCTAGCTCAGACAACGCCTTGCTAGCGCGCAGCTCTTCCATTTCAACAGCGAGCAGCTTGTAACTGTCTGGGAGGGCGGCGTCTGCATTCTTAAGGTAGGCCTCCCCTTCCGCATGGATTGCTTTGCCTCGATCCATGGCCGCAGACCCGGGCTCTTTTAGCCCATCAACATAGACAAGCTTGAACTTGAACGGGCATTGCTCGTACACGCCTAGCCGACTGAAAGACCACGCAGTAATGGGCTTACCGCCCGCTGCTTTTTTCTTTGTGACGATCTTGCTCATTCCACGTCCTCCATTGTTGTCCACGAATAGCCCATTGCCCCGTCGCTCAACAATGGAACGTCTAACTCAATACTGTGCATGGCATCTTTAAGGTAAGCCATTTCTTGTTTCCAAGCTTTCTTTGGAGCACTAATGAGTATCTGGTCATGCACTGTCAGCAGCAATCTCGAGCTGCCGCGCAGGTCATTGTACCTAATCACAGCCTCTTTAGTGATGTCAGCGCTTGACCCCTGAATTAGGTAGTTGAACAGTCGATACCCAAAGTCGCGGTACACGCCATTGATCACTTTGGGCGGCTCAGCGTAATACAGTCTACCACCCCACGTCATCATAGGGAGGGTATCTTTACCGCGCCTGTTCAAGTCTTGTTGAATGCCCTTAACGCCCGGAAAGGCCGTAAGGTACGCCCGTTTGATATTCGCAGCTTCCGAAACAGTGACACCAAGTCTCTCTGCCAGCTGTCCTTGGCCCATGCCGTATAATAGGCCAAACGCCAACGTCTTTGTCGCTTTGCGGGTGAGCCTAATGCCAACCGTCTTTTCAATGGTGTCCGCCGCAAATTGATGTAAGTCAAGTGTCGGGTTTTCAAGGTAGGCCTCCATCATTAACCCAGACTCAAAGTGGGCAAGGACACGCAGCTCTTGCTGCGAGAAGTCTCTGTCGCACAGCACTTCTTTAGGCGTGTCTGCAATAATGTACCCACGCACTGCAGGCAAGGCGGGATAGCCATACTTAACAAGGTGCTGCTTGTACAGTTCGCCGACCTCAGCGAAGCGTGGTGACGCTAGCGTAGGGATGTTCTGAAAGTTAGGGCTACTTGACAGTCGTCCCGTTCGCGTGCCGCCATCAGGCCCCTTGGTTGTGTTCCACGCAGTGTGTATTCTGCCATTTGTGCGCTGCGCAACAGCCAACCAAGGCTCCATAAAGGTACCGACACACGTCTGCATTGAGGCACGGTACTGAAGCATAGCCACCAGCTCTTTGTCATCAAGCACAGCTGACAACACGTCTTTGGTGGTTGACCGTGCCCCTTTTTCCGTCAATGGCCAGCTAATCCCAGGCTGATATCGATCTAACGCATTGGCTAACTGGGCGTCAGAGTCAAGGTTAATTCCCCTTGCATTGAGCCGTACTTCAAGCTGCTGGTCAAGGTGCGCCAAGGCCAGCCGTGCAGCCGTGCAATCTTTTTCCAGCGCACTGACGCTAACTTGTACGCCCTCGCGCTCGTTCTCAAGCAGAATGGGCAGTAGTTTAACCTCTCTTTGATAAGCAGGCAGCATACCTTTGCTGATGATGTCGTCGTATAGCTTGACGAACAAGGCTTCTGTCCTGTCAACGTCGCCAATGGCGTACGTACCAACTAACCCGCCTGGTGCATAGGCTATGTACGCCCCCCAGTCTTTCTTGCCTTGCTTGACAATCCCGTTTGCGTAGAGCCAGTCCCTCACGGCTTCTTGCTCGTCTGGGGGGAGCCCTAACCACCGCTCAGCCAGCGGCTTCAAGCTGATTGTGCGTGAGTGCGGGTCTGACAGGTAGGCAAGCACTTGGGTATCATGGCTGCGATCGTACGGCCACTCGACGCCACAATGGGTCTCCGCCACGTCCGCGTCGAACCGAAGATTGTGACACACAACTGGTTTCCCAGTCCCAAGCGCCGCCTTCAGTGCACGGACACCGTCTTCCTTACTGCAGTTATTCTCAGTAGGATGGCCCCACGCATAGTAGCGTGACTGCTTCCCGAACTCTTTAATGGCGACACCTACGGGTTTTGGCGGGTAGTCAGGCCGCGCCTCAATGCCGTAGGTTTCAAAGTCAATGGTAGTTACTTCAAGCATTCTAATCCCCAAAGAAAGCGGGGGTTAGGCACTGCCGCGACAGCACCGCCCCCTAAACTGAAAGATTAGAACTTCTTCTTGCCAGCCGGCTTTTTGACTTCGACTTTTGACTCGGCAGTGTCATCCCCATTAGACACATAGGGGACAGCCAACAGTTCAAAAGACGTACGGCTGCGGTTGAGGAGGGCCGAGCCAACCGCAGGATCTTCTACATTGCCCATATGACGGAAGGTGACTTTGAACTGCGTCTTCTCATCAGGAACGGTGGCGATCTCCGTTATGACGGCGAACGGTGGGCGCTTATGCACACCCGCCAGCAGATGGACATAGTTGCTGTAGTTCTTGTTACTCGTGACTGGAAGCTTAGCGTACGCTACCTCGCCTTGCTGGACAGTCTCCACGTTCAACGGTGATGCGGACATCAATGCAAGCCGCTGAATATTCTTGCAGGCTTTGCCACGGCCCTTCTCAGCGCTTCCCCACTGGTTATGCGGGCAGCTCGCGCAGTCATCGCTTTGCTTCGCGGTGGACTGTGCGTGCGGTGCCATGCCTTCGTCAGTCTCGCCAAAGGCGAAGCAGATTGGGCTACGGGGATTGTCATTGTCATACGGAATCGACGGGTCATAGTACGCATTCTCAAAGGCAGACCCAATCACAATGACGGACAGTTTGTTACCTGCAACGGGCTGACCACCAATCTTCATGATGCCGCT